CCATATTTAGAATGAAGAGCGTTTATAATTCCTTTTACTTCAGCGGCCTTTGCTTTTTCTCCGGTTCTTTCTGTATAATAAATTTTTCCTGTCACAGGATTAACATTTTTTTTCATCATGTTTGTTGGGACTTTTCTTCTTTTTCCTGTCACAGGATCACGTCTAGTGCCCCATTGCATTCCTTCTGTTCGAGGCGTATATTTTTTTACTAGTGTCTCAATTCCTTTTGCTACTTCAACTTTTCTTCCCATGATCAGTCACGCTCGCCTAAAGCTATTGCGACTGCGGCTTGACCTCCCTTTGGTCTTAGCCAGTCTGGTATACTCATGAGCCAATCCGCCACTTTTCCTGGAGCCGTGGTGGCGTCCTTAAACGGTCTAGGGATTATTCCAAAATCCTTAGGTCTTCCCAATCCCCATCCTCCTTGATTCTGAAGGAGTCCTGGGAAAATCTCCCTTGCTATTCTTCCTTTCTTTCCTTTTGAAAGAGCCTTGGTTAATTTTTCAGGAAGCCTTGACCATCGTTGACCGAGAATCATCTCCGCCGCAAAAAGAGGTCCTGACTCGTAAAACTCCTTCGCCTCCTGACTTCCGTGCTCGAACGGCTGCCAGCCGGCCCATTCATTTATTCCAACTCCGCTTTCCCGGTCAAAGGCGCCGTAGTCAAATTCATTGGGTGCTCCTATTTCATCCACCGTCCTTCCGCTTTTCATGGCGTTAATGTAATCTTCATTCGCAAGGTTGAAGTTAACCTCCACTCCCCCAATTGGACTTATGTCGCGTGACATATCACTAATGTCATCCAGTAAAGGATACCTTCCGTACTTGGAAATCATTTCATTCTGGTATTTCTGCGAGAGCCATTTTCCAAAGTCATCGCCAGTCTTGCTAAGCTCATATTGATTTTTAATAAAATCCTTTTTATAATTCAATGTTTTGTTGTAGTGCTGGGTAAACGTTGCACTTTTGTCATAAAGACTTTGTTCATCCTTGCTGAGTTGTGACCATCTGTTTTTCTCCCACTCGGCCATCATCTTATCAGGTGCGCCTTCACCTTTCACCCAATCGTCTATGAAGCCACGGGCTGCATCGTTGGCTTCCCTTTCAAGGGCACGGAAATCAGATCCGCTTCCCTTCTTCCAGTCCTGATACACAGTCCAATTGCTTAAATTAGAGTCAGCGGAATTAGTTTTATTCCCTTGATAATCAAGTTCTGCCGGAGGCTGAATGGAATTATGGTATTTCACAGCGTCAGTACGCATCTCAGTTGGAGGCAAATGCCCCCACAAACCGCCAGTTAAGTCTGATGCAGTGTCCTGCAGCCATGTTCCAGTGGCACGCCATCCTTTTCCAATTGGTTCACGCCTGAGTCCTTCAATTCCATAAGTATCAGCTGCCCAGTTCTGTGGAATGGATGCTAAATTGTAAGCGTATGCCGGAATATTCGCAGCCAGCGTTGCGGTGTTAAGGCCCAAATCTGTTAATTCATCACCAAGCCACCATCCGAAATTACCAGCGTGCTTCGCTGCATCAGCCAAATATTCTTTAGGGTATGCTTTACTGTCCTTTCCCCAGTAGTACTTAGCGAGATTAGGAGCTTTTTCAGTAATGAAATCACTTATCCCTCCACCAATAAATTCGGTTGGACCCATTAGATATGGAAGTGTTTCGTAGTGCTCCTTCAAGTAAGGTTCACTTACGTTTCTTTCCCACCATGTCTTGTCTAAATCATCTATGCCCATTAGTAGTATTCTCTCCCTCCTACTTTAAGTTTCTCCTCGTCTTCAAAATCGTCTTCCAGTCCGACGAAATATCCCTGACGGTATCTCATCAACGCCTGCGTGGTTGAATCCACGTAATCATCATTGTCACCGAACGGAAATGCCGCGCATTCCTCTATCACTTCTTCGGCGAACTTTTTATTGGGCGCCCATATCGCACCCGACTCAAAGAGTGGGGCTACGCTGTTTACCCTCGAGTGTTTATCGTTTCCTCTTGAGGGTGTATAATTTATAACAGGTATTCCAGATTTTTGCAACTCATGAGTTAACGGCAATCCGGATGCCTTTGCCTCGATCAAAACCGCCTCTGGTTCCCAGTATTTATACTCCTCCATCGCCTTCTTTTTCAGCTCCGGAAAATTCCATCGTCCACGCTTTGCGTCAAGTAAAATTAAATTGGGCTTTGAATCCTCTTCAGGCTCGAATACACCCCAAGTTGTAATCGCCGAATAATCGGCTGTTTCTTTTTTTGAATACGCCGTGTCATAGGACTGGATGACGTATTGTAATTTAGGTATGTCCTCTTTCTCCCATGTCTGCCACCATTCACGCTTTATAATTGCACCTTCCTCTGAGGTTGGTGCCTGCATCCATTGTGCCTGCCACTTGGTTAAAGGAATAGATGCCTTGACTTTATCAAGACCTTCCATGTCCCAGAAATTACCCCACATTGGCTTGTCATTTATGACAGCTGGAAATTCAACAATCTCCCATTGGTCAGTTGATGAGTCTTTAGCCTGGGCAGCTAGCAGCCGTCCAGTGAGGTCCTTCACAGACCATCTCGTCATAACTAATACTATTGCGCCACCAGGCTGAAGACGCTGACGAGGGCCAGAAGTATACCACTCATAATGACCATCCAAAACAGTAGGCGAGAGAGCATCCTGTTCGGAGTGAGGGTCATCAATAATGAGGAGATCAGCACCACGACCGGTAATAGCACCACCGACACCAGCAGCAAAATACTCGCCTCCATGATTTGACTCCCATCTGCCAGCAGCTTTTGAATCCGCCGCCAAAGTAACGCCAGGAAAGACTCTTGCATATTCATCCGACTCCAATAAATTTTTTGTCTTACGTCCAAAACGAATGGACAGTTCACCAGTATGGGTTGTTTGTATCAGTTTAGCCTTAGGATGTCTACCCATGAAGAATGCAGGAAACAAATGCGAGGCAAATTCTGATTTTGTATGCCTTGGTGGCATATTTACTATTAATCTCTTAAGTTCGCCTTTTGCAACGCGATCTAGCTTTTCTGCATAGATTTTATGGTGATATCCTTGCACAAAATCAGGCCAAACTTCTTTTACAAAGCCTAAAAAGTTATTTTGAGTTTGTTCTTGCTTTTCTAATAGCTTATTTCTTAAAATATATTTGAGAGTTTGAGTGTCTAGCTTCTCGAGATCGGAAATGTTTTTCATTTTTTAAAAATTTTCCCCCTTTGAGTCCCTTATAACGTTTTTTTACATGATTGTCACTCTCAAACACTGCTTTAGATTTTGTATAAGCATGCTTATCAAAAAGGGGGGGTAAGGGGTCGACAGGGAGAGCCCTGGAGATTCTAAGTCCCGGGCGCCAACCTTATCCACAGGTTATCCCCAGAGTTATCCCGGGCGAAAGTTATCCACAGGTTATTAACAACTAATGACATTTAATGATTGACACAACATAGGGGGGGAGATGACTAGAAACCCCCCCTACATCTAGGAGAAAACTTATTCAGCTAATCCTAATCTTTTAAGTAAATAGCCAATGTCTTTTTGTAGGTGTTTAATCAAGTCTAATGACNTNGTATTATCATTGTCTTTGTTTTCAACAACCCATTCAACAAGTGAGTTCATAATCACACCACTTACCAATTTCCAATCCATTGAGTCTGATTTAGGAACAGAAGCAAGGACAGTTTTAATATCCTTGATAACTGCTTGATCTTTGGTGTATTCAATAACTTCGTTAATAACAGGACTAATGTCCACATTACTAATTGAAGTTTGTTTAGTTGTAGTAACTTCGTTTGTCATTTCTATTTCTCCTAACTAATTAATATTATACTACCATAAATACAAATCCACATAATAGCAATAGCTAAACTTAAAGTAATTAAATTCATTGTGGATAACTTTCTTGAAGATGTGGCATTATGCCACACCTTCATTATTTATGTGAGTAATAGTATTTGGGTTCACGTTTGCCCATCTTCTCACATCTCCATAACCATTGCCGATTTTATACACTAGAACATAATCATTATGCTCTTTGTGTTCTCCAGCAATTCTTTTATTAAGACCTAATATCCCTCGATGAAGATAACCTTCTGTGCCGTCATTCTTTAACCAACGAACAGAAAAGAAACCCATACCAACTAAGTCTTTAAATCCTTGTTTTGTCATTCTAATTCTCCTTTATTTCTAATTATAATATAAGCATTATTTAGCTGTTTTCAAGCTAATAATTAATTAACTGTGGATAACTTTTCGACTGAAATGTGGCGTCCAGATGACCTGATCCTGCTGCCCGGGCTGGAACTAAATCGGTAATGATCGGTGGAGTTTGGTGNAGTTTGAGATCGGAGTTTTCGCAGCGTCCCGTGCGCCCCGGGCGAACTAGACGAATCATACTATTATATTGGAAACTTGCTGTGGAGTTTGTGGAGTTTTGGGGCAAGATTCCGAATAACTCCGTGTATCTTGCCCCTTTTTGCCTACGCCCTCGGTGAAAATAGGCAAATCTTTTGCTCGTTTTGTGGTAAAGACCACGCAACTGGTCAGTTTCCTAACTGTTCCGCAAAATGAGAAACAGAGTGACTAAGTTATCATAGCCCGAATCTAGTTATCTCGTTTACTCTATTTCTATTCTCATTATACTACGAATCCAAATTCAACGCAACAGCCAATCCAACAATCTTGTGGATAACTTTTCCCAAGTATCATCGATAAACTCCCGCGCGCCCGGTGGGACTGGCGATGGATCTTGAGCAACTATAATATTTGGTTGAAACTGGGGAGTTTAGGGAGTTTGTACGCTGCCCGGGCCAGCTCCAGCTGCAGGACCAGCAGGTAGCTGCAGTGGAGGCATCACCCGGGAGCTTCAGGAGTTGCGTGTAGTTTAACCACTCAACATCCTATATATTACCACCAAAATAACGCAGAAAACCACGATTTTCAATGGTATCAATAACGTTATTCAATCCATATTACCTTCTCTTTCTACCTGCAAATTCAGGTTTTACCTGTTTACCAGGCGTTCCAGCTTCTGTCCATAGAAAAATAATGGCGGAAATCAGCGATTCGTCCGTGGAGGGAAATCCCGGCGCGCCCGGGGGAACAACCAGCCCAAATCACAAATTCCCAGAAAAGTGGTATTCTTCTGGGGAGTTTGGGAGTTTCAGTTAACTCGCAGCGGGCGCCGGGCGCCCGGCCACTTGTCCACAGGTTATCCACAACTTAATGTGGATAACTATTGTGGAGTTTGGGAGTTTTAATTCTCTTGCGGTGCNAANATGTTCTTTACGTGTTGTGCAAATCCTTTCTCTTCTTGTTCAGCCATTGCCGCAGCTCGTTCTGCGTTTCTGACCATTGTAGGAACAACCGAATCATAATGATTCGCAATCCTATCTAATACTACATTGTTTTCTTCTATGCCATCAGCAATCCTATTGAGTGCTTGGCTTATACTGTCGTCTACTACCATAATATACCTTTCTACTTTCTAGAAACAGAATGCCAAGAGTTGTTTCAAGTTCTATCTTGGTTTGACTAGTTTACAACCATTCTATTTCTGTTCCTATTATAGCATAAAGTTATCCACATTACAAGAACTCATTTGAACTATTTTTGGCGACTGAAGAACGCCCGGCGCGCCCGGTGCGCCAGCTGGCCGCTGGCGGCCGACCNNTATAAGTGGCTCATCTTAGTGGAGTTTGGGAGTTTGGGGCGAGAGGAGCTTCACCAGCTGCAGCCCGGGCAGCGGGCCACTGTAGATGGCCTCTGTCACTACGTCATCGAACGGGAGTTTACGGAGTTTGGGGAGTTTGTCCCCCTTGAAAAGGTTTACGATCCGCTTCCCGGGGTCGTAAACTAGGATATAAACTGGTGCATCATGCATGACATGAAGTAAATGCCAAGCAGTTTGTAATGGGGAAATGAGGACCTTGCCAATACCTTTATTACTACGTCGCACAACTTTTAATTCAATTGTAAAAAATCCCAAATCATTATGATATATTATACAATCTGGGAATCCTGGAGTAGCGTAGGACTCAATACGAGTTACAATAAACTTATCATCCCCATCTTCCAAACATTTCTTTAAATTCTTGTAAAAATTTGTTTCCGTCTTTACGGTCATACACCGTCTTGTCCCTCACTACCCTCTGTTTGTACTTCGGTGATGTCTTTAATTCCTTTGCTATTGGATTCCTTTTCTTGAACCTCAAGGACCACACCTGTTTTCTCTTTCCTGAATTTACCATCTAAACCTATTTCCTTTAATTTGGATAAAACTTCTTCCCTTGACATACTATCAATTGAACCCGTCCTAATCTCTTTTCTATCAATGTACAATCCAGCTGCTTGACCACGCAATCTTTCTGCGTTGACGGCTGCACTGTATGACTTCTCGCCTAATGCTTTATCACGAAGTCTGGCTAACTCTTGAACATGTTTGTTCATCTCTACTTTATGCGTCTCCGCAATTTCATCTCTTCTCTTAGCAACTGCTGTTACTACTTTTGGATATTTCTTCACATTCAACAACTCAGATGCAGTCGTTGCAGCACGCTCTCGTTTGTATCCGGATTGTCTAGCACACTCTGTTGGGGTTAACCTTCCCTCATTTGCTGTGTATATCTCTACAAAAATCCTTTGTTTCTCTGTTAAACCATCAGCTCCACGAGGATATCTCAATGCCATATCTCTGGTATTGCGGATGGCATTACGGAGGCCTGTTTTTTCCCGGAGGGTTAACTCCTTGTTTATACTGTCTTTTTTACTCATTTATGCCTCCAAAAGCGTGTTTTTTGCCCATTGTGACAAGATCCGTAATACCTTGCCAATACCCGGTATCCCTTGTCCCATATGGAGAATCGCAAAAGGTATTGCGGTATTGGCAATTCCCGGGATAAAAAAAAATAAAAAACTTTTTTCCCGGGCAGCGCGTAATACCAGTTTTGTCACAATACTACTATAGATCGCTTCGAATGTCTAATAACATCAACATATCCGCGCTTTTTCAATGCATATACCATTGCATGGACATGGCTCTTGGATCGCATGCCATTCATCTGTTTCATCTCTTCATACGATGGTGAGTACCCATTTTGAGCTATAAAATCCTTGATTACAGCCAAAAACTTAGCCTGTTTCTGTGTCAATCCCATCTTGCCCTCCGTAATACCTTTGCCAATACTCATTTAAAGACTCTCCTTTGTGTATTTTTTCCCAGTGATTCCATCAACGTATACCTTCTGGGCCTTACTAGGAAATTCATTATATCCTTTGGCGTCAGGATTAGGCCCATATGCCTTACGCACATGCCTAAGCATTTCGTTGTGACCCCATTCATCCATAACTTCTCTCGTTATTGATTTCTCTAATGTGTCTTGAATTTCTTTTTCTTCCGGTGTAAGTTCTATTCTCCTTGGCCCCTTCTTTCTTATGTAGGTTGATATCCTAGACCACGTTATGATATCATCCTTAGTCTTGGGTCTAAGAAATCCTTTTTCCTGGTCCAACCTGGGCAGTTCATCTCCATTGTCCCATCTCTTCTTGATATAGTCCGTGACAGACTCATCATTCTCAAATTGCCTAATGACTTTTTCAATAACCCTCTTGTCTCTCCAGACATTAATCTCATAAGTCGTCATGTCTGCCTACTTCTAAATATTCTATCTTCTTTACCCAGCATTTTGGTATGGCAGTTGATCCACCACCCTCCTGGTCCTCTTCACTGTCATCCAAACAAAATGAACGCATAATGACAATCTTCTCNTCATTATTGACAACCATCCATCCCACGTCCTGGCAATCAGCCAANGGCGCTTTAAGTATGTCCTTAATTGCAACCCAACCTGTCTCCATGTCACGGGCATCCGTCCACGTCACACGTACCATTGGTACTTCATCTATCTTCATTTCTTCCTTGGTTCTTTTATTTTTATTCCCTTATCGTCCGCCTCTTTCCTTATGAGATGCATCATCTGCTGTCCTGGTCCACGCATCGCCGTCATTCCCATCTTGACCAATGCGTCATAGTACGGAATCTTGATGGCGATGCTCTTGTATTTCGTGGTGTCAACCATTCACTGTTCTCTTGAAGGTGGCCCTGTTGCGTTCGTTCCAGTTGTAGACCCATTCTATGCGGCCCACATAATCAGTCTTGTTGGTGCAACGATACAATTTTGCGCGGTTGAGGGATACTT